CTTCAAAATTACAAGCGCTACTTCGTATATCATACCAGAAGTATCCATTGTCAAACTCATGGATTACCTGGTCTTCTGCTTTGGGGGGATTGGCGAGAATCTCTTCGGCTGCTTTGCCAACCATTTGGAGTCCATTCTCTTCTCTCAAGTCATTGTAAGACTGAGGATCTTCAGCCAGAAGAAGCATGATGGGTTTGACGGACTTCATAAAGTAGTCGCGCACACCCATTACAATACGATTATCAACGTAAGAATCAAACCCTTTTATAAACGTACGTTCAATTTCCAGGCGCTTGAGGTTCTTTATGAACCTCTTTTTAAACTTCTTGATGTCTGCGATGTTAGGGCTTTGCTGTTCGCGTTCGTCCCTAAACTCCATGAGCGGTGCAAGAGCTTCTGCCCAAAGTTCGCCGAACGCTTCCTTATCCTCAATGCCTCGTTTTTGTAGTGTGACGCGGACCGCCTGCTTAAGGTGGCGCCTGATTTCCATAAGCTGTTCGCGGGAGAGGAGCAAGTCCTGGCGCTGCTCTTTAACAAGCTGTCCGATCCATGTGAGATGTTTGTTATCAACGGGCCCGAATGCTTCGTCCTGTTGTCTGAGAAAGTGAGCTACTGCAGGAGGCAAGCCGATGTCTTCGACCGCCTCCCGCAATAACCATTCATTCCATTTATTAGTTTGACGCAGATACATCAACTATAAATAGTTGCGTATATTACTTAATGTCAATATCAACGGAGTTCGTCGCAGGGGTTTCGCGGGGAACGAATACAGAAAGAATGCCCTGCTTGTAGTCGGCGCGGATGGAGGCAGCGGCGACGTCGGTCGGTAGCTTCCAATGGCGGGTAAACGAACGATAATAAACTCGCTCGCTATTGTCAGTATTCTCGTTATCGTAAGAAACATAAAGCTGGTTGTTTTCAACCTTCACCTTCATGTCGCTTTTGTCGAGACCAGGAGCGACCACATCAATGCGGTACTCCTCTTCGGTGGTCGACACGTTAGTGCGCACCGAATAATCATCAATCACAGCCGAGGTGGATGTGCTGAAAAAATCCTCACCGAACAAGGTGTCGATCAGGTTGCGCTGGTTTCGCAGCATGTTGTTACTAAGAACGGGGTACATATTTTATCTCCTTAAATGGTAAGCTGTACCGCTTACGATGTGTACTATAACACTGGAGATATTACTTGTCAACCAAAATAAAACAAATTAAATTGTTTTTATCCCTTCAACAAGTTTCTCTTGTCGTGACTCAGCCGCTGTGCGATTGCCGGTGCGCTCCCTACTACAACGTGGGTCTCCGTTATACCACCTACGTTAGTAGTTATTGAAGTAAAATCATGACTTTTATCTAAATCCTGAGGCATATGTCCCTCTTCTAAAAGTTTTTTCATTTCCGGCGCACTTTGAAGTCTCACCACGTGCGATTCATTAATCCATATTTCATCTAGAGAAAACCGACTGTCGCGTTGAACTTTAGATAATTTAATAAACTTTATCATACTTTATAAACACTTTCATTTTTTACAGACCAGTTATCGCCCTCATAATAAACCTGAACATAGCCGCCGGCGGTCGGTGCTGTAACAATTGCAAGGCGCGGTGCCTCAGTTTGAAGCCACCTCATCGGAACTAGAAGCTGATCGTTTTCCAACGAACGATCAACTAACGTGACAGCTTGAGGTACATGTACTAAATCACCTATTTGATATCGAAAATTCATTCTTCTTCTGCAACGGGAGGGGCTGCTTTATAATCATTATATCCGATGATTATTTCCGTTATCTCCTGTAGCCGAGTATCAACATTGCAAAGCGCTTGGCGAAAATCATCAATCATTTCCATGCATTTATTAATATTAACAATTTTATTTTCATCGTTCTCGCCTTTTAATTCTTGCTGAACATTGCTAAACATCCCAATCGTCTGATTCATATCGTCAGCCGACAAATTGAGAATCTTCGCGGCTTCCGATAAAACGTCTTCCTCATCAATTGTGTAAGACAACTTTACTCTCATTTTATATTCCTTTCTAAAAAATGGCTTGCCAAGTGGTCGATAAAATTAATCCAACTCCCACTGTCATAACAATCCATAAAATTTTGCTATTATTATTCTTCCAGCTTTCCAACGCATCTAAACGCGCATCTAATTTACTCAATCTCGCATATAATCCTTTGTCGGGATCATATACCGCTTCCTTAATTTTAGATATATTCTCTGCCAACTCATCCTGTTTATCAAGAAGTACTTGCATTTTGGTTGCAATCTCGGTCATCATTACAGTAAGTTGCTGACTATGTTGTTCGTCGTCGCTCACAGCAATCCCTCCGTTATAACATAAATAGAACTATACCTCTATAATCGCATGCGAAGTTGTAATTAAGGTTCCAGCTGCAGAAGCCGCGTTCTGGAGGGCTACTCGCGTAACCTTCACAGGATCAACTATACCGGCTTCATACATATTAACAAGCGAAAAGTCCCGAAAATTGTAGCCGCGATTTTTTGGGGCCTCTCGGATTTGGGCTTCGATAAGATCAGGGCTGAGGCCACAGTTAATCGCCATCTGCCGCAACGGGGCTGACACCGCTTTCATAACAACTTCCACGCCATATTGTTGATCTTCATTTTCAACTTTCACCTTGCTCAGCGAACTTGCGGCTCGGAGCAACGCCACGCCCCCCCCGGGAACTATTCCTTCTTGCTGCGCCGATTTAACTGCCTCGAGAGCGTCTTCAATACGATGTTTCTTTTCTATCATTTCTACTTCGGTTGGAGCGCCAACATTAATAACCGCAACTCCAGAAGCCAGTTTAGTGATGCGCTCCTGAATCCTATCACATTCACGTAGATCATCAATCGCTTGAAGCTCTACTTTTAACAATTCAATCCTCTTATCAATCTCTTCAGAGTCTCCTTTACCTCCGACAACCGTTGTGAGCGTTTTAGTAATGTCGACAGAACGACACTGACCAAAGTGTTGCAGTTTGATATCTCGAAGACGCACGTGGCTATCCTGTGAAATATATTCCGCCCCGGTAGAAAGAGCGAGATCGGCCAAAACATTACGGCGGCGGGCGCCATAATAAGGTGCCTTTACTGCTGCGATCTTCATCGTGCCTCGGACCGTATTCATGACAAGAGCGGCAAGAGCCTGTCCTTCGATGTCCTCAGCTACAATAATAAGAGGTCGGCCGTCGCGACTAACGATTTCGAGTGCCGGCAGGATCTGATCGACATTGTCAATCTTTTTATCTGTGATCAACAAAAGCGGTGAATTATGATGAACCGCTCCACGACGGTCGTCTGTTACAAACGCGGATGCTGCATAACCAGCTTCCATGCGGAAACCTTCAATAATATCTAAGCTTGTTTCGCTTGTTCTGGACTCTTCTATCGTAATACTGCCATCCTTACCAGCCTTATCGACGGCTGTTGCAATGAGCCTGCCTATTGTTCTATCATTGTTGGCCGAAATGGTTGCAATATTTTCAACATCATCAAGTGTTTCAATATGTGTGGCAGACGTTTTAAGATTTGCAACAAGACTCTCAACAGCAGCATCAATTCCTCGCTTAAGTTCTGTTGGCGCTGCGCCGGCTGTAATATATTTCTGTGCCTTTACCAAAATCTCTCTGGCTAATACGGTCGCCGTTGTGGTGCCGTCGCCAGCCATTGTATTAGTTTGGGAAGTTGCCTGCTTAAGAATCTGTACTGCGCTGTTTTCAAACACGTCATCCGCATGAACAAAGGCCGAAACTGTTACTCCGTCTTTGGTGATGAAGGGGTCTTTGTCTTTCTGATGAAGTATAACATTGCGCCCTTTGGGCCCTAGAGTAGCGGCTACATTGTCCGCGAGAGTGTTAACACCCTTTAATACTTTTGCGTTTAGTTCCGATCGCGACTCAAATTTACACTTGGGCACACGTCACCTCTCTTTCCTATTGTTATTATAACACACTTGTTTGTAATGTCAAACTATTCTTTTATTGCGCCGCCCTTAATTCCCATAACAGCTTTCTCGGTCGCAGCAGCCAACTCTGCAGCACTCTTGATTGCCGCGTCCCCCGCTGCCGCATTGGGACATTGAGCCTGTCCGCATTCGGTTAAAAAGAACTCGGCTATGTTATCAGTGAGAGACCCCAAGCTATTAAACATGTCTACTAGGTCCCCTTGAATTCTTTCAGCCGACAGCTTAAAAAACTCCGCGACAGCTTCCGTTGAAATGTCGAGAGATCCAAGCTCGTTAGCCGCACCCAAATAAAAGGCCGGCTTTATATGGAACTGTTTCCCGCCACCCTCATCACCGCCACCCGAGACGCCGGGAGCGCCCTTCTGAACTTCCTTGAAAAAGCCCGCATAGTCATTCTTCGCTTTGTAGCTGGCGGCGATGCCCATCCACTTCTTAAGTCCGTCCGGACCACCCCATAGTTGTAGCGTATCTTTGCCGCGACCAATAAGGGCGCTTTCGGCTTCGCTCTCTGGAGGGGCCTTGACCGCTGCAAACTCTGACTTGGGCGCGGCTCCCTCGTCTCCAAAGACGGCAACGTTGGCGGTAAGTTTTTGGTCAGGGTCAATGATGCCCGTTTCAGGATCGTAACCCTGAAGATCAAGCTCAAGGCCTTGTTGCGCCTGCTTTTTAAGATCGGCCGCGGCGACTTGAACGCCGGTGGTGCCGTCGGGCAGCTTAACGGGACTGCCAATTCGACCCCAACGAACCTGGACGCCTCCCTTAGCCGACGCACTTCGAATCCATATATAGTCTTCTTTTCCGGGGATTGGCTCTTCCACTCCTGTCTCAGGGTTTTTCGCGGTCTTGGAGCCACCTCTCTTTACAACTCCACTTTCAAGGCCTTTGTTAAGTGTAAAGGTTACGGGCTTTAGCTCAACTTGATGTTCGTACTTCTCGCCACCGATCCATTTGAAAAAATTCTCTGGTGTTATTGAAAACTCATAGAACGTTACTCCCACCACCGTAACGGCTGTTTTCTTTTCCTTGCCTCCGGGGGTCGCGACCTTTTCTCCGCCCACTTGCTTTTTAACAACAATGACATATTTCATTTCTGTGCCGCCTTTTGCGAAGTGTCCCACTAGGTCAGTAAAACTTCCTTTCACGGTGCCGGCCTTGTTAAGAATCTTTAAACTAATATTTTCTTTGCCGCCGGCCGTAATAATTTCAATGTCAGCAATATTGCCTTCACTAGTGGGAACCTGTCGTGACTCCCCTCCGAACATGCTGGCCAAAAAAGGTTCCCATAAAAAACCAGCCACAGACGCGTTAAACTCTTTAAGCATCCAGACAAACTGATTTAAAAACATTAAATAAGATAGTGTTTTGGCGATAGTTGCATCCTTAAGATGGGCTTCGGGGCTATCAAAGAAATTAGATACAGCCTGTAGTTTAGCTCCTACCTGGCTACTGCCCCCTCCGCCAGAAATTCCTAAGTTTTGCATCCACTTCTCAAAAACGGATCGATCTTCCGATTCCGGACGCTGCCCCACTGTGATCTCGGTGGGAATAATATTAGGCATTCTAAAGCCGCGCTCACGTTGCTGAGCACCCGGGCGTACGAATTTATCCTCCGCCTCTAAGAGAGGAAGGCCGCCGGACTCCATCGAATCCATCACCTCTTCAATCAGTTGGGCAATGCTCTCGAAACCAAAAACGTCTCGGTTCTTTTTAAAGTGGCTCTCCACCATTGTATCAATATCCATGGGTAATCCTCTCGGGTCTAGTACTAATTAGATGATTTTATCAACAAGACCCATTTCTAATGCTTCCTCCGCTGAAAAATATTCATCAGTGTTCTTGGAAAAAATGTTGTAATATTCACCGACTGAAATATTAGAATTCTCCGCGAGTGCCTGGATCATCATTGCTTCCACTTTCTTAAGCTCTGCGAAACTCGAGCGAATGGTGGGATGGGTGCCCCCAATCTCACTGGAGCAATGGTGGATCATGAGGCGCGCGTGCTTAGAAATATGACGCTTTCCCGGGGTACCAAAAGCTAGGAGTGGTACGGCTGCGGAGGCAATTCTCCCATAACCAAAAGTAGCAATGTCTCGATTGCGTTTCACAAGTTCCATTAAATCATAAATGGTAAACATATCGTTAACAGATCCTCCGTTAGAAGAAATAAAAAATTCAATATCTTTTGTTCCCTCTATAGCACCTGGGTCTTCGTGCAGTAGCTGACCACCGTTAAGCGTGAGGAGGCTCAGTGCGATTTCTTTCATTGATTCTTCGTTGATGTCGGAGCACAACCCAATAAGAGTACTTTCCCCTTCGACTTCTTCGATTTCTTCTTCTTCTTCCTCACTCAAATTTTCATCGGCGGTGTTATAAATCATAATTTTTCTTTCTTTCAATTATTGAAGCTTTCTTGGATTCTTCCAGAAACTTAACTGCTTCCTTCCAATTGGTGAAGGGCATCAGCGTACGAAACTGTTTGGGAGCCCCGTCTATTAAGGATAGTATAACTGAGTCTTTCCAGTTTGTCAAGGTTCTTTGATCAACTTCCTCAAAGTTTCGAATTTGGTCGCTAGTAAAGTCAGACTCTTTCATCTGTTTGCGTTTTAATTCTGTGAGAAACGATAGGTCTTCCATGATCTTCACACACATTAATAAACAATGTGCGACAACTTCTTGAACGAGACGCCACAGGTGAACGACTTCAAATAGTTTAGACAAAAAAACGCTAGCAAAAATACCGGCGCAGAAGCCCAAGACCACAAAAACCATTAATTCTCCGTTAGTTATCTCGTGCATAAAGACCCCATAAAAAAAGACTGCGAGGTTTCCCTCACAGTCTTTAGTATACGTTAGGAGCTCTTGAAAGTCAAGTGCTTATTTTACTTCTTTTGAAGTGCCGCCTTCAAAATTCGAGCAGCAACGCGCTTGGTAATCTGCTCAACGAGTTCGTTGGTGTTTCCTTCGGAGATGCCTTTCCAACTGCCGCCTAGGCCGCCCGCAATATCACCCGCGCTTCTGCGAGGGCTGCGCGTGCGTGGCTCCTTCTTGGCAGCTTCGATTTCTTCGGGAGTGGGAGCGGAACTCTTTTCGCCTGCTTCGGGATCAGGAGCGTAGGATCCTTTCTTGCCCAGCGCGCGCTTCTCGCGTTTCTCATCTGCACTCTGGCCGAAGCCCAAAATCTCTTCGAGCGCCTCATCCTCTTCTGCACCAAACTCCGCCTCTTCTCCCTCAAGCCCCGGCTCTTCAAGGCCTGGCTCTTCAAGGCCTGGCTCTTCGAGGGCCGGCTCTTCGGCGGAAGGCTCTCCGGTCGATTCAACGTCCATTTCAAGGCCTTCGACACCGGCAGCTCGAGCGATGATTTGTAGCGCTGCAAGCACCTCTTCCTCGGTGGGCGCACCCTCGGCGCCAACCTCGGGTTCGACGGCTTCAACATCATCTACAACTTCTTCTGCCGCAGCATCGTCGACAGGAAGATCGTCGACTTCCGGGTCTTCGACACCGAGTTCCTCTTCTTCCCCCACTTCCTCTAAGCGCTCTGCGCCTTCTCGCCCGCGGCCATGTCCTCGTCGGGCACTTTGAAGGTTGGGAGAAGGATCGATACCGGTTCGAACCTCTTCCAGCTCTTCATCGCTAGCGGTTGTTTCGGTAAGTCCCTTAACAAAACCAGGTGAAAGGGGCCCCAGCTTCGCAAGCTTCATAAACTTAAGAACCTGAGCCTCATTTAATAAATTTTTAGACATAGTCGTTTCTCCTAACGCGTATAAACTGCGAATATGCTACTTTTAAATAGTGTTTTCCTTCAAGAATGTCTTTTTTAATTTCAATAGAGTAGCGTCCAAAACTTGTTTTGCCCTAACGGTACTTACCCCTATTCGATGGCCAATTTGTTCTAAAGTCATTGGGCCATGTTTTTTGGCCGCCACAAGCGTACAATTATAGTCCTCCTCATAGTCTATGAATAAACGACATTCTGTGTTGCTGCAGCATTCTTTTGCTATGTAGCATTTCTTTGCACATTCTCTCATAACTCTGGTAAATCCTCTTCTAAAATATCGAATATATTCTGGACCTCATCATCTGTTAATGCCAATTCCTCCATTAACTTGTTCCCCTTTTCCCTGAGCTTTCGCGACTTATGTGCGCGCGTTTTAGACTGCACCTTTTTATTTATTTTGTAATCGTCAAGAAACTCCATAAACAAAAGATTTTGGTCTAAGTACGATTCCACACAATATCTAAAAAATTCGCTTTGAGTTTTGATCTGATCATAGTAGAGGCGAATCTTAAGATTTTCATGTAGCCTAGAGTCCAAAAAGAACGTCAGCTTAGAATGAGTATCCGGTATGTTGTTTGTCATCGTAAAATGTGTGTTGCGCTTTCTACCCGGCCACTCGCGGTCTGACGAATAAACTGAGCCTTGGCTTGCAATTCTTTAATAGACCTCGCGCCCGAATAGGAAAGTCCGCTGCGGATGCCGCGCTCCAATTCTTTAAGTACTCCCGCAACAGGACCCTTACAAGGAACTGTCGTGGCAATACCCTCCAAAGAGGCTGTTTTGCCTCGCCACTCTATTTGTGCATCTGCGCTAGCCATTCCGCGGTAAGATTTAAACTTGCCCTTTCGCGTGGTTATTACATCGCCAGGAGTTTCATCAGTACCTGACAAGAGAGAGCCAAGCATAACGACGTCAGCGCCAGCCGCCAAAGCTTTGACAATATCTCCCGAGTTTCGGATTCCCCCGTCAGCAATGATGGGAGCGTTCCTGTCTGATCGCGCGCAATCAATAATTGTTTGAAGGCCCGGGACACCGTGGCCAGTCTGAATCCTAGTTGAACAAATAGAACCGCCACCAATATTGCAACGCACACTATCGGCTCCCCAATCGACCAAGTCATTGTAACCCTCCAAGGTCGCAACGTTCCCCGCCATAATATGAACAGTGGATCCGAAGATATCACGCAGTGCGCGGAGCGCCTCTTTCATTAAGATGTGGTGACCGTGCGCCACATCCACACACAAAATTTGCGCGCCAGCATCATAAAGGGCCGTCGCTCTATCTAAATAGTCGCCCGAAACACCTATCGCTGCTCCCACTATGGCCTCTGCTGGTAAGCATTCAACGTGCTGACACTGAATCTCTATGGAATTATATCTATGTATGATACCGAAGCCTCCGCGCGAATCCATAGCTGCAGCCATTGGCGATGCGGTTATGGTGTCCATTGGACTAGAGATAATAGGCAGTTCGAACCAAAGGTTTCCCAGGCTAGATCCAATACAAACTTCGGAGCGACTAATAATATCTGAATACTGCGGAACCAACAAGACATCGTTATAGGCCAAGCCTTCTTTAATATTCATTTATAACTTTTACCTTTCTTCTTTTCCAACATTGGGTACCATTTTCTGTAGCGATCTTGACCATCGGGAGAGGATCAATCCGGCTGTGTTCAGACAGTGGTGGTATCTCAAATACCTCAATTACAATCCCAGTTATAATGGGCTTATCCTCCCTGCGACGATAGCATGCTACAAGGTCACCCGTCTTCACGGGAAACCTTCTCCAAAGCCTCGGTGAAAGTTCCCCAACATTCAGGGCACGTCAGCCGCACTCGTTCTTCTCGTATAACCACATGCCATGTCTTTACCGTTTCGTGGGTTCGTTCGAAAGCCGTATTACAAAGGCAACACTCCGTAGGGTGCTTGGCAAATAAACCCATTTGTTCCTCCATCTTCTTTTTGGCATCCTTGCGAGTCTGTTTGCGTTTGGCTGCATTAAACTTTCTTATCTTAGGGCTCATTATTTTCCGGTGCTCCCAAGTGCGCCGTTGCCGCGGCCAGAAATAGTAATTGGATACCACTCATAAAGGTCCGGGCTATCGCTGGCAACAAATCGAACCGGAACCACTGGGATAATAATTGCTTGCGCTATCTTTTCGCCGGCTTCCAAAAACTGAACATCAGTCCCCATATTGTGCAGGTTAACAAAGACCTCTCCATCGTAGCCACTATCGACCACACAGGCTCCCACAAACAACTGTTTCTTATGAGCGACTCCAGACTTGTTTTTAATTTCCATCATATAACCATGTGGAATTCCAAATTTACACCCTGTTGGTATCAATACACTGGCTCCCGGAGAGATACCCATTATTTTTGTGGATTCTTCCGTAGGCACCCATCTCAAATCGAGCCCAGCATCGCTGGGGTTTGCCCTCACAGGCGGGTAGTCGCTTCCTCGCAACATGTGATATTGTAATATCATTTTTATCCTAACAATCTTAGATTTCTTTTAATCGAGCGAGTTGAGAACCCCCACGCTGGGTCGAAATCTAGTTTACCCATATAAGGACGATTCAAGTGAATCCTATCCTTACCCTCTATAA